GTACTTGATTATATTCCCCTCTAAAAAATCTAATTCGTTAGCAGTTATGTATTCAAGAGGTTGTATACCAAACCCTACCTTATCATAATGCTGTGGGTTGGTTACCTCCTCATCCTCATATACTCCATCTACAAAAACATAACTCTGAGTTTGTGCATCCCACTGTTGACATGGTTTAGAAGACTTAGGTGCGTTCTGTAATATGTTCTTAATATTGTCTTGGTCATCTCTTCCAACCCTTCCTTTGAACTATACCTCTCATCTAATCCATGTGCTCTCTGTTCTCTTTGCTTTTGAGATTCATTTCTTTCTCTCTCATCTAAACTATAGTTAGTCATGTTGTCTCCTTTACTGGTGGTTCCCAAAGTGTAGGATACTTATCTATACCGTTGAACTGTTCCTTTTGTAGTATGTATGCCATACGAGCCTGAGTAACAACATCTTCTTTAGAGTATCCCTTTTCATTGTAGGTCTTTAATACTGTCTCCCACCTGTTCTTTTTCTTCTTATCTACATCGTCTAGGATTCTAGTTGCAGAGACCTTTCCAATTCCAGCACATCCAGAATAACCATCTACAGCATCACCTGTTAGTGTTTGCATTAGGAAGTTTCTTTCTGCTGTACTCTCACTTAAGTCGAACACCTGCTCAGTTTGGAAGTCCCAATGTTTACCCGGAATAGTAAGTAAATCTTTATCAGCAGATACTATACAAGTTTCTTCAGGACTCTGTGTGCATAAGATACCAAGAAGATCGTCTGCCTCTAACCACTTAGACATAGTAGAATCGTAGTGTTCTGTCAGGTATGCTCTTGAAGGTGTGTAGCACACAGGTTTTCTTGTACCTACTCTTTTAGATTTATACTCAGGATTGATGTCCTTCCTAAAGTTTAAATGTGAACTCAGACAGATCATAACGGAGTCTGCACCTGACTTCTTTTGTAGTTCTGATATATCTCTATCCATAAGTTTCTTTACATCTTTGAAATCACAGTGTAAAGTCCAAATATCATCTCCCCAGTCTACTTCTTTCTCAACAACGAGACAACTTTTATAAACTAAAATGTCTCCGTCTATAAGTAACTTCATAATCCCCTTTATTCTAGTGTGTTTCAGCCCAATTAGAACCAAAGTTATACTCACCTGTTAGTGGTACGTTTAGATTCAGAAGGTTTCCTGCTATAGTTATTGCTTCAACAGCTATTCTACCTACTTCATCCTCAATACCTTTCTTTACAAGTACTTGAATCTCATCATGTACAAACGCTACCTGTTTATAATCTGTTCCTTCTATAAAACCAGCTTTCTCCATACACTTGTGAAACTCTACTACCCACTTCTTACATATGATAGCACCAGCAGATTGACACAGCGTATTAAGTGATGAGTGTACTGACCTAACTGGTACTTTCCTACCATCTAAACCAAACAGAAAACCATTCTCTGCTTTAGTAAATACTTTCTGCCTTAACTTCTTGAACGCTGGAACTTTCTTAAAAAATAAATCCTTAAGTTTCTTACCTTCTCTTGCATCCTTGCCAACAATCTGTCCCAGTTTAGCGTCCCCCGCACCATAAAGTAGTCCGTAAATAAAAGTCTTAGCTTGATCTCTAGTAGGAAGGTTAGTAGCAACTCTGTTAGCCTCGTGTATGTCTCCTTCAACAACAGTTTTAGCGTAATTGCCGCTATCAAAACTTGCAAGATAGTGAGACACAACCCTAATCTCAAGACCTGAAACATCACAGCCGAGTAAGCTAAAACCTTTTGGTGCATAGAATAACTCTCTACATTCTTTTCCATAGAATCCTTTGACACTAGGAACTTGACCGATGTTAGGGTGTGAGTGAGAACATCTACTTGAGACTGAACCCATTGTATTGACTGATCCGTGTATCTTTCCGTCTTTCTCGTGATATAACCAAGCATGTTTCCCCTCTGATAGTTGTGCTATTAGTTTGTTAACCCTAAAGGCTTCTGCCATTAGTTGAGCTTCTGGATACGGTAACTTAGCTAGTACATTCTCGTCAATCTTAGGTTCCTCTGTAGGAGTGAACTCTGTAGGTTCCCACCCATGAATATCGTGTAGTCTCTTTGCTATATGCTTACGAGAGTTAGGGTTAAAAGTAATAACTTTCTCTTTTATAAAAGGTACTCCTTTTACGTACCCTCTAGACTTATTGTTTACCTTTGGAATAAACGTCTCCGATTCTGTCCAGTTACCAAACGCTTCTTTAAGTTCTTTCTGGAGTACACTCCTCTTCTCAGCTAAGATAGCATACAGTCTAGAAGCTTTCCTAATGTCAAATGGGAAACCGTTTTCTGTCTGCTTCAAACAAATCTTGTGTATATCGTGTTCAAGTTTAATAGATTCGTCTGAGAAGTCAGCTTCCATTAGTTTACGGTAGAGTAGATAGTTAAGTTCAACATCATTCTCACAGTAGACCACCATCTCAGGACTAAACTCTTTGAAGTCTGTAAAGTCTCCCTTTTGTAGTCCTAACCTCTGCCCCCACGACTTGAGTGAGTGTCTACCATACATGTCCTTGTCGATTGAGTTCTTCTTTGAGTCTCTTACTGCTCTATCAGGATATATAAGTTTAGACATGACAAGAGTATCGACAATTTCTTGACTAGGATTAGGTTCCCATTTGAAAAACTTTTTTAGGATTGGTAAGTCAAAAGATATAATGTTGTGTCCTATAATCCGGTCATAATTTTTTAGGCAAAATAGTCCGTCTACTGTTTCCTCTCCTGCGAAGGAGTTCATAACATTCTTTTCTACATCGTACACGACTATGCAGTGTACTTTAGTAAAGTCTTCTATTAGTCCGTCTGTTTCTATATCAAATACACAGCTTGTCATACTTCCCCTCTTTAATTAAAATGTCGTACTGTCTCCTGACCACTCTTGACCACTCTCGTCCTCAAATGGTAACTCGTCTTCTTCATATGGAGTCTCAGTCAGTCTTCCTGTTTCGTGGTTATAGTCTAACTCACAAGCTATACCTGTTTCTCCTGTCCATCTGTTTTTTAGTACTCTAACTGTAGTGCGGTCAGGATTCTCACCTTGTTGATCCCTCTCACAACCAATAACAATATCAGATAGTTGTCCTATAGCGGCAGATCCTCTCAACTGTGCCATACTAGTTTGAGCACCATCTTCATGTCCTTTATTACCTTGTGGTCTCTTAAGATGAGATACAAGTATAAGTCCACAGTTCACCTCTTCTACTAAACCTCTGAGTTTAGTCATTAAGTTATCAATGGTTCTTCTCTCGTCACCTTCTTCAATACCTGAGACAACAATAGACAGGTGATCCAGTACTATGAAGCTACACCCACATGCAGTAACCATGTACCTAATCTTGGATAGAAGGTTGTCACTCTCAAGTGAACCCCAATGGTCATACATGAATATGTTTCCAGTATTCAAAGTATTGTCGAATGCTTCCTTAAATTCCTCATCTGTAACTTCAATCGTACCTAGATGTAAAGGTTTATTTAAGTGGAGTCCCATAAACCCAAGTCCAGTACGTTTGTTCGACTCTTCTAGTGCTATGTAACCTATTGTTTCCTCTTGATTTAGGATGTGGTTAGCAATCTCACGACATACTTGTGACTTACCTATACCTGCTCCTGCTGTGATTGTAACTATCTCACCTTTTCGCATACCTAGAGTCTTTTTATTAACTCCTTCGTAAGGATAAGAACAGGATGCCATCGAATCTTCTGCACTAACGATGTCCCATAAGTCTTTACCGTTTATAATACCATCGGGACGGTAAACTTGTGCTTGCCAAATGCAATCCACTAGTTCTTTGAGTCTACCACTCTTAAGCATCTCATTTGCATCCTTTAATGGTAACTTAGCTATCTTAGCTTTACCCGGAGGTAAAACTTGGGCACACTCTCTTGATGCTTTAATACCCGGCTCATCGCTATCAAAACAGAATATGACCTCATCATACCCATTAAGAAGTTCTATGCTGTTACGGATAGCTTTTGAGGCTCCTGCTGACCCATTTGGGATAGAGTAAACAGGCCATCTGTTACCTTGAGACTGAGAAACTGATAAAGCATCAATTTCACCTTCGCATATTATAGCTTTCTTACCTGTTCCAGACCATAGGTGTTGTCCGTATAGTCCAGCTTCCTTTATGTTCCCTCTAACGTGGAAGTCTTTATTCTTAAAACGAATCTTTTGTGCTATACGAGTACCACTTGAATCTTTGTAGTTAGCAACTTGAACAGGTTGTCCTGCTACAGAACCTATTCTATAGTCCCACTTCCTACAAGTTTCTTCTGTGATCCCTCTAGTACTAAGATTTGCTATCTCACCTTCAACAAAATCCATATTTTTATCTCCCCTTTGCAATAATACTTTCTGTTCACCACCTTCAGCTTTTTCTCTGTAGTTACACCCAAAACAGAAGGCGTGTCCATCATCATAACGTGCTAAGTTATCTCGTGAACCACAGTCAGGACACGGTTCATGCTGTATAAACTCGCTATCCTCATGTGTGTGATCCATCAGTGCTCCAGCTTTTCTTACCATCTTTACTATCTATAGTAATAGAACCTACATAAGTAAATCCGATAGTATTTAAAAATGTATGAAAATTATCTAGAGCATCTTGTACTGAGTAACCTTCAAAAGACATCTGAGTCTCTTTAGTAGTGACCTTTCTCCACTCATCACAAGCTTTATAAGTGAATCCATAATACTCTTTTATTTCATCTCTATCTGGAATATCTAAAACTTCTTCCATATCTTCTCTAGTTATCATTGCTTCCCCTATTAAGTTTTAATTCAAATACTTGTCCTAACTAATGCGGTTGCACCTGTAAACCATTCACTTACATTGAATGAAGGACACTCACCACTGTCAACATCTCTATGTCCTACTATTTTAGCCTTAGTATATACATACTTAAGTGTATTAAGTAAGAAAAACAGAGACTTAAACTGTTCTTTTGTATAGTCTGGAGCAACTACACCTCTAGTATTAAGACCACCTACAATACAGACACCAATAGATTCTGGATCATAATTCTGTAGGTGTGCTCCAATCTCACTAAAAGGTCTACCTAAGTCGATAGTTCCATCTCTTTTTACTACACAATGGTAACCGATCTTAAGTAGACCCTTCTTTCTATGCTTCTCATCTATATCTCTTGCACTCAAGTCTACGTTAGGTTTCGTATTAGTAGAATGAATTATTATGTAATTAGTTTCTTTTCTTCTTGACATGTTCTATCCATTCTATAGGTATACTCTCTTGTGCATATTTAAAGTTATATTTCTCACACCATCTAGCGTTAGTTAGTTTTGAACCTTGAACTCTCTGATTAATGTTTGAAAATACGAATCTTAAGTCTAATTCAGGGTGTGCTTCACGTACTGCCCTATGTTTTCTCTGGTCTTTGTACCTGAAAAATCCTTTTGCTTCTATTACGATCCCATTATCTAGTACAAAGTCTGGAGTGTACTTAGAAGTTATGGTATAAGAAACGGATAATGGCTCGTACTTAAATTTACATTTTTGGTTTGTTAAGTCGTCCGCTATCCGTTTCTCTAAACCGGATCTAAAAGTCACCAGATTTTTCCTCTGTACTTCCAAAAGCATCCCCTTCATCTACAAATGTAGGAGTTACCTCTGAGATTGCATCGTATCCCTCTTCTATTCCAAAGACATCCTCATTAGGTGTGTATTCAATAAGGTTGAGTACTTGTACCATACGAAGACGTAATTGTACACCTAACGATTGACCATGAACGTATGGAGCTATTTCATAAGCTACCTTACCTGTTGATCCGTTAGATATTTTTATGTTGTTAGGAATAGGTGCTTTATTCGGCCCCACTACTACTGGTTTTTGAGTGAATGTCTCACCACTCTTACCGTTCACTCCAGATGCTTTAAGTTTGAAGTGGAACATAGTACCGATCTCCATACCGGATTCATCTGTCTTACTTTTGTATGGGAGCCACTCTTTCCAT